GAGTAGCTCATATCTGTTCCCTCATAAGGAAGGACAGTTATACCGTTGAGGAAATATGCTCATTGTCAGACATAACCAAAGAAACGTATTATACATGGCTCAAAACTCACCCTGACTTTTCTGACGCCGTTACGCGCGCGCGAGGGGAATTTGACGAGCTGATTGTGAAAGAGGCAAAGAACTCACTCCGCAAGCTGGTTAACGGGTATGAGTATGAGGAGAAAAAGACCGTGTATGTGAACCACACGATCAAGGACCCGGACACGGGTAAGGAAAAGCAGATGCCGAAGATTAAAGAGCAGATCACAACCGTCAAACATATTCAGCCAAACCAAGGAGCGGTTGAGTTTGTGCTTTGCAATAAAGCCCCAGGGGAATACAAAAATCGTCAGACAACAGAAGTAACCGGGAAGGATGGCAAAGACCTGATCCCTGACCGGCCTATCACTGTGAAGGAGGCCAAGGCTTTTGTCGATAAGTTAAACAGCGAGATGTGATCCTGCTGTTCCCGTACTGACTCTCTACAATGGTTTATAGATTACCTCATTGCCCTGATCCGGGACCGGGGCCTGATGTTTATTGTCACCGCTGAGTATGTCATCCGGTATGCCACCAGGGAAGGCGCGGCAGGTGAAGTCAATGGAATCAAACCGCTGGCTGCAGGTTGAGCATGATGCCTGGTATGGGTTAAAGTCCTGATGCCGGTCGTTTATTATCTCCATAGTGCAAAGGTAATCAATTTTGATAGGAGGGGTGTATTACTGTGATACACATGAGGAGAAAGCTCCGGGGCTGTGCCCGGGCTTACTGGTAGGATCCTCAGATCGGATTCACTTCTTCTTTTCAGGTAGCTTACAGCCGTTATTACATTGCCAGGAGCCACGATAATAACGTGTAACTCCGTCAGCACGTTTCAAACCGCTTTGCAAAGATGCGATGTGCACCGCGCCGCAGACTTTACATTCCATTTTCCCGGTGTAAGGGTCGATTAACTTCATTACTTTTTTACTCATGATGTTTGATTTTAATTTTTACCATTGATAAATTTAAACTTTTTTAGTCAGTCAGTAACTTTTCTTCCCGGTCCTGTAGCTCGAGAAGTACCCCACTGCTGACAATGATAGCAGTGTCGATTCCCCGGGAGCGGTCGGTCCAGATCTGCTGGATCCCTTCAACAATGGATGCCATTGCCTGGAAGTCCCTGAGGAGGTCCGGGTTCTTACCTCTCAGAATGTTCTCAATCTCCCTGGAGCTTCCGAGTAGTCCCTTTGAGAACTTCGTGGATTTATTCTCTAAGACAAACTCAGTGCAGTCCAGGACTGTCCCGGCAAACTCTCTGATATCTTCCCATCCGTTGGTCGATTTGTCCAGCACATCTGTCAGGACTTTTAATGTTTTTTCTTTCATGTTTTTGGGTTTTCGGTTATGAAATCTGACCATCGGCCGTTATAATATCCTTGATCTCCCCGCACATTTCAGTCAACATGTTAAGGGCGTCAGGGTTTTGGCAGGTAATTACAAAAATCTCAGTGGCCGCCGTGAAACTCTCGTCAAACATTTCGTGTGATGAGCCTGTCTTCTTTACGCCTGCCCTTTTCAGTTCATTACAGAGATGTTCATAACTTTGCATGAAGTCCGGCTTGAACAGATACTCTTTGCCCTCCGTTGCAGCCACCAGGTCATTCATGACAAGAAGTACCTGGATGAAATCATACTTGGTCTTCGTCTTCCTCTCGAGCAGCTCGGAGAACTGTTTAATCATTTCTTTCTTTTCAAGCGTGTCGGCCGTAGCCGGATCAGCTTTCTGATTGTTCATACTTTCTTTTTTCATGTTTATAGTGTTTTGGTGAATTGTGTTCGAGTTTAAAAGCGGAAGGATCGAAAATGAACGCTAAAACACCCCAACCCCTCCGCTTCGTCAGAAAATTATGAAACCAAGTCAAAGGTCTGACAAAAATAGTTTGATGTCAATAGTGATTTATAACTTTCTTTGTTGTAAATTGCACAATGTCAATACATTAGTGAATTACTGTAATACACTTTTGCATGTTGCGGATAGGTTCGAAAGGCTTTCGAAGGGTTAAACCGTTTACTGAAAGTTTAGTATTCGAGTGAGGTTAGGATGACAGCCGAGAATCCGGCCGTCGTCAGAGGATCTTACAGATCGCTCTAAAATTCGGTCGATGTCAACGGGCCGAAAATCTGGCCGGTTAGCATATCTGCGAAGCGAGAACAGGGGACGGCGCAAAATTGCGCTGTCCTCCGTCCCTCCCCGGAACATCTTCCTGAAGGGGTTAAGTTTCCTTCCTGTTTCCTGTTTTCAGGGTGACGGTTATGAATGTGTTGATAAACAGCCGTATAAAGTTCATAAGACTAGCGGCACATACGCTAAGGGGGGGTATAAAAGGGGAGCCCCGTGACGAATCACAGGACTCCCAAAGGTAACAAAATTGAAAAGGGTCAGAGTTGTTTAATAAGCCCTTTCAGGTATGCAACCAGCCTGGTAGCTTCCTTTGCATCGTTTAGGGTGTAATTGAGGTGGCCGTCCAAAAGCTGGATCCTTGGAGACATAGGACCATATGTCAGGTTTCTGAACTCCATCCGGATTTTTTTACCTGTTGGGGTCTCCTCGACACTGCAGGTAAGTTTCACCTCGTTCTCGAGGGTTTGGTTTGCTAGAACAAATTCATTCATTTCCATGGTCATCATTTATTTCGGGTTGAACATCTATGAAATTCATCTGCCTGGGCTCAATATTATACTGTCCCTCTGCTCCTGTAATGGTCAGGAAACTGGACAGCACATGAAGAACTTGCCGCTCAATCATCCAGCCCGGTTGATCTGAGCCGGTGTAGTCTATCATGAAGCCGGAGGCATAGCCGGCTTTAACGAGGGCCTGCCAGAAGCTCTGCAATCCTGTAGCAGCTTCAGCACATGAGTTGCGGAGTTTCAAGAGCCGCGGGTCTGAAATGTATTCCCGAAACTGTGCCATGATCTTTGCCTTGCCCTCTTCCGGAAGTGACGGTATAAGGTTTTCATCAAAGACAATCAAGTCCTGAAAAAGCGGATTTTTGACCGCCTTTCCTGCTATAGTCCTTTCCAGAAGGGGCTCATAATCTCGCACGAACTCAGAGAAAACATGAGCGTGTAAGCTACGCATCTGGGCCTTAACAGCCTGAGTTGAGCCGGGTGTGATATCCCTTTCAGCATAAGAACTGTATTTCCCTTCCAGGACTTTGGGTCCATCGGTCAGGACGGCCCGGATCATGGCCTCAGTAGGGGTGAGGCCGAGGCCCTGGATCGCTGCTCTCACACTCTGCACAATCGGAAGATAATCGCTCTCAATCTCACGAATGAAGGCCAAGGCTTCATTTTGGTGTTCGCTTATAAGTACTGGTTTCATATCGATCAAAGTTTTTTGCCAGTGAAATCGGCAGTTTCGTTAAATTCTTCTTCCTTCGCCCCGTTGAGGGTCTTACCCTTGAAAAGGCCGCTCTTTTCGTCCTTCAGCCACTGTTTCACGCCTGAGGAGGGCTCGTTCTTCTCTTTCTCCGCCTGCTCTTCAGCTGCCCCAATCTCTTTACTGAGGGCGTTAAGTTTATCAATCAAGGGCTTTGCCCCTGCGATAATTTGTCTCTTGAAATCTTCATCCATTGGAATTTATTGTTAGTGATTGATTTGTCACAGCTTTTTAATTTGATTCAGGATCGTCACATATAGTCACACTCACAAGGGTATTCTCTGCACTGTCTGCCTTGACTATCCTTGTGACATGATTGTCATATATTCTGAGCATGTCACCGCAAGCTTCAAAGGGCTCGGAGCAAAAAGTACTCGTGTCGGCCTCATTAAAGACCGTGGTGACCGTTACGCAGGTCTTGCAGACCTCCGTCTCCCTCTCGCATGAAAACGCGAGCAGCAGGGCCAAGGCCACTATCAGCTTGAAGAAATTGTTTCCCATCCTGAGTTTGTTCTTATTTTTAGTTTGTGAGTTGTGATATCATAGGCAAAAGTCCCTTCTACCGCAGTTAAGGCATTAATCTGAGTCGTTGACATTGCTGCCATTCGTATGGGCATACCGGAGACAAGGTTAAGACCCTTGAACATACCACCAGCGTCAGCGCCCAGAATGCCTAATATGTTTGTTCCTTTTCCGTTGCCAAAAAGTGTGGAGCGGTACCGAGTATAACCGCCCTGATAACCACGCCTGTTTATTCCGAGTACGCCATATAGGTCGTTGTTTTCATCATCCTCCCAGATTTCATTACCCCGAATAACAATACTGCCTCGATAGAAATTAGGCTCATTGGATATTGAGGTGCTTCCGGTGAAGTTTAATCCAGGTGTTGTGGATTCAAAATAAAGGTTCTCTCCTGAGGAGGTGAGTATCACCCCTCCTGCAAGCCAGTCCGCAGCATACAGGACCACGAAATCAGCGGCTGTCTGTGTCAGTCCCCCAGAGCTGTAGTCAATTCTCCTTGTGATATTATCACAGGTGATGTTTGCGCTTCCAGAGCTGCCGGAAAGCACTATTCTATCTACCCGGGCCTGTGGCTGATCAGGATCCTCTTCCCAATATCCTCCATCAGGCGGTTCCTGATTCAGGCTTGGGGCAATTGCTATGTAGTTTGTTCCATCATTGGAAACTTTGTTCCCTATGACATAATTAAAGTCATCCCACCACTGCTCGGACAATGCTATGTTCGGGGTAATAGTCGATACCGTGCCCGCCAGATCGCCAGCAGGAACAGCCGTCCCCTTGAAGATCCTCACCCCAAGGTTATCAACATAGGCCATCTCAGCAAACAGTAGGCCTGTGGCAATGCTCTCGAAGTTTGCACCAAAGGAATTCCAGTAGCTGGTGTTGGTCGGCAGGATCCCTGAGAAGCTTCCCCCGGGCGCGTCCGTGCGGGCAACGTAATAGCTGCCCGAGTACTGCACCACGTCAACCCGCGTTGAAGTACCGTAATAGGTGGTACCTGAGGCATAGACCCCACGAAATACCGTTGACGGACCCCTTGCACCAGTTGCTCCCGTTGCTCCGGTGGCGCCAGTGGCACCGACCTCACCTTTTATCCTGACCGGAGTTGACCAGTTCTCAAGCAGTACACTACCGAGATAGTCTTTTTTCGCCTTTGTAACCCAGAGATATTCTAAGGCACCGGTAGAGGGCGGAGTAACAGACCATCCAGAAGGGTTAAGATCTGAGGGTACTATGCTTGGCGGAGTAGAAGTACTACCGTTCTTGGCATACTGATACTCTATAAAGTTTCCTGGGGCGCCATCTGCCCCCGGCTCACCACCGGTAGCGCCGGCAGCTATCAAAGTCCAATATGAGCCTTCAGCCGGGGTAATGCCGCTACCCGGGGTAATGTTTATCCATCGCCATGTTGATCCTTCGAACGTAACCTCATCGCCTCGGTAGTAGGTATAGGTGGCATTATATGCACCTCTGAAACTTGGCAGGGGAGAGGTGGTGCCGGCTCCGCTCTGCACCAGTGCGCCCTTGAGGGTGAGCTGACCGGCCGCCGTAACGCCCCAATCAAGTGAGCTGTCGGCATCTCCGACCTTGAACTCATTCTGATCGAGGTCAAAGTAATTCAGTCCGTCCTGAGAGATGATCCTGCCGGTGCGGATATACCGGCCATTGATAGCCGTGGAGCCGTAGGTAAGAGAGATCCACCGTACCCCGTCAACCGCAGCATGAAGGACCCCGAGCAGGAAGTAGTAATCCGAAGGATCTTCGTCGACCTTTACCTGGTCTGTGGTGAAAGTGATGGTACCGGCTGAGCCTATCTTCTCACACCTTGCATAAATATACATCGATGCCGTGGAAGACAGAGTGAGATCTCCCCCGGTGATGTTCCACATCCTTATATCCTCCTCAATACCATAGTGAGCCAGGACACCGGCTATCACGTTGACCTTCTCGGGATCTCCGGTATAGTTGGGCTCAATTACTACACTCAGGGTAAACTGTTGGCTGCGGGTACCTACACTGAGCATGAGGGTTTCAATGCTTTCGGGCTTGATGTGAGTACCGTCGAAATAACCATCGGGGTCAAAGATCATATCCAGCAGCTCCTGGGTCGCGCGCCAGTTTCTGCGGGCCCGGGCGGGATCATTGAGCTTGTTTAAGGCAATCACCTTGGTATTGTCGATGGTCTCGGCAATAAGGCGAGAGATGATGCTGGGATGTTGGGCGTCGGACAATTCGAGGTTATAGCGGTAATCAGCCATGAGATCTCGCACGAGCGCGCGCACGCGGATGTCTTTATCCACTCCGATATCGGTGTCCTTGACGTGTATGTTATCACCGGGTGCAAAAAGCTCATCAGCTCCCTCGGCATAACGTATCAGGTGAAACTCATCAAAGGTCAGCGCATAATTAACCCTGGGCTGGCAGTTCTCTGCAAGGTACGCCTCAGCTGCTTCCAGTAGCTCGGCCTCAGCTGCGGTGATATAACTCTCAGGCAGGTAGATGTCAATGAGAACATACTCATCCCCGGGGAGGATTCTGAAGGCTTCGCTGTCGGGATCGGGAAACTCCTGATCGCGCTCATCCTTGAGCCTCTTAATCGAGAAAGTACGGGTAGCATGGTTATAAAGCGAGAGCTCAAACTCATACCCGGCCAGGTTGCCGGTATTGAAATGGACCTTTGCCGAGGTGCCGCCGAGCAGATACAGCGTGTTACCTTCCCCGTCAAGTGCATTAAGGTCAAAGTCCATGCCCGTATCAACAAACTTATAGATCGTATCCCCCAGGGAGGTGACGGTTCCGGTGCGGTGTGGAAAAATCTCTTCAAACGTTTTCACGGCCTCAATCATACCAAATGCTGCCAGTGCCGTTGCATCTTCAATATATGAGTGATCAACAGAGGGAAGTTTCAGGCGCTGCGAATAACCCCTGTAATCTGTCCGGAGGTTCTTTGCCGCACCAAAGGCATACAGGCGTGTTACGATGTTTTTATTGCTGACTGTCTGCCTCTGCAGTCCGTAGAGCCCTTTACCACGGCCATACTCATAGATCTCATCATGGGTTACCCCTACCAGTACCCTGAGATCAATAGTGCAGACGCCGGCTGCCTCGGTTATCTCAAACTCGACATTGAAATTCTCCTCTGTGCAGAGAGACTGCAGTACTGCCAGGCAGTTATCGTTGGCAAAGGTCAGGGTCAGCGTCACGGACTCCGGGCATATCCCCAGGAGCCACTTGCCGGAGCCATAAACCCGGTCAAGGTTGTTAATAAGTATGTTCATAAGCGACTCAAGGTCGCCAGTGATAGAAAAGTCAGCATAGAGACTCACACCATCTGAGGCCGTGTCAAGGTATGCCGCACGCAGCAGGTCATACTGTCGGCCCTCCCAGGTAAGGTCATAACCGAACTGCCTCATTCCGCCCTTTCTTGCCCTTGGTAGGGCGTTCAGGGTATAAGTCCTGCTATGGACCGTGATCGAGTCACCAATGGCAAAGGATAGGGCCACAGCGCTCTCAAGGCTCATCTCAATGATATCCTCGGACATAAGTGATCTGCGCTGCTCCATGCGAGTGATCGAGGTGCTCGAGGACCGTGTCAGGAGGTTCAGCGTCCCGCCCGCTTTTCTGGTTACAGTAACTTGCTCCATATCAAATAATGCTATAGTTTAATTCTTTTGGGTTCATACTAAAATTTGTTCAACCTGAAGAGCGATCTTCCGGAAGGCCGGCGTGTACTTGCATTCATCCCCGTAACGGTTGAAGTAGTGATAAATCATTGACTTGTTACGGTCGAGACAGATGCTTATTTCTTCAGGACTCAAGCCCGCACGCTTGCCATAGTGAGAGAAGATCATACGGGCAAAAACAAGCTCCGTCTTACGGCTGTGCACCCGGTACTGCTCAAGGGTCATGCCAGTAGCTTCGTGGATGGCCTCTTTTATCCTCTCGATATCAGCGGCCTTTTTCTGATCTACCGTTGCCATCTCCCTCTGTGTGGACTGAAAGAAGATGACCTTGCCGGCCGCGAGACAAAGGTGTCTCTCCGTTACTGCCTGGATACAATTACACCACCCCTGATGGAGGTAGAGGCCCTGGCATTCCTTTGTCAGATCATCCAACCGGGTCGGCCATGAAAGCAGGGCTCCGTCGGCACCAAAGGGGTCATACGGCGTGTGCCCGAGCTTCTTGATTTCAGTTGCAGCTGAAGAGTAAAATCCCCGAAACTCTTCAGGTGGGGATAAACTTGCGACGTAAATCTTCATGGCCTTGCGGTTGAATTATGGGTTTCTGTTACTATAATTCCTCAAAAACCCCGGTCCATATCTTATCTCTGACCTCTTGTAGGGCTTTAATAAACTTTTCAAGGTCTTCCCTCTCCTCCAGGTAGAGATGTATTCCTTCGATACCAGTGTCCTCAGGATCATCATCCGGCTTCCGGATGTTTAAGCATACCACATATCGTGTCGTTTTTTTGTTCAGTTCCAACGACGACTGTAGGGACTGTTGAATAGAAATAACTCGCTGACACATCCCATTAGGAGATTCTTCCTCTTTTTCGCTGAGTGCCATTACGTTAACCCTTGTAATCTCTTTTACCTTTTCCATGTGAATTTGTATTAGTTTCCAATATATAGTTTAAAATGCAATTTTCATAATATTTAAATGTCACAAAATCAACTGAATGCAAAAAAGTAATGAAGCGTACACACCGCTAGAACCATCCTGAGAGGGGGACCCGAAAAAAGCGTTTCCAACGAAGAGTTTTCTGATCCTTGGAAACAGGGGTTTTGCCTGGTGGTATTGGTAGGTTCTCATTGTGTCGTTTGTTTTTGAATTGATACCTCAAATCCCTCCCGCTCATACCGTCCCTGCCACTGAGGCACGTCAGAACTCAAGATGTAATGCCATTCGGTCGCCTTGGTTCTCTGATTATGTACCTCCGCTGTAGCAAAGTGAGGATCCTTCGGGTCAGAGAAGATCCGGACCACCCGGGGGGAGTTCTTTTTTACCATGTTTATGTCGACCATTTTCATTTTTTTGAAGCCATTTTTTTTCATTTTTTTTCGACCAATT